TAGAATTTTATAAAATGTGTCACATTTACGCACACAGTACATATACTGTTAGTAAATAATGCGTAAGGAGTGATAATAATTGCCTAAGATTAACGTATCTTTTAAGCAAACTACCAAGGATATGAAACTATATACTTTTGTAAAGAGTCAAGAAGAACAAAGTGATTTTATAAAAATAGCCTTAGATTTTTATATTAAATATTTAGAAAATGGGGATAAAAATGATAAAAAATAAGAAAAAAATAAAGCCCAGCAAAAGGCTAGACTTATTCCAGGTCGCTAAAAGTGTGCTACGCTTACCTGTGTTACGCTACACTACACTTCTAGCTTATGCAAACAGATCAGGAAAGTTGTGTGTTTAAGGTGCGTTTATACAAATATTAATATTTAATTTACATTTAAAATTTTTCAATTATATGTGTTGCAATTATCATACCTGCACCAAACCAAAATAGTGGAGACATGCTAAGACCTTCTTTCAAATTTATTTATCTATAGTATTCACAAAATGATTATTTTTATTCAGGAGGAAGTATGAAAGTTTGTGTTATTTATTCTAATGCAAAAGTAGAGGATTTAAAAAAGAAACAAAAGATTAAACATAATTTTAATATGGAATTAGTTGCCAAACATATAAATGCAGATAATAAATTAAAAAAACAAGCAGTATTTGTTTTAGGAAGTCTTTTTTATGTTCAAGATGTAGTTTCTGCTTCAGGAGATTTAGCGAAAATAGATAAAGCAGGAAACACCATATTAGGTATAGCTAGAAAAATAGGATATTGGGTGTGTATAATAGGATGCATAATAGATATTATAAGATCTCTTATGCAAGGGGATACAAAAAGTATAGCTAAAATAATGATGAAGTACGCTTTAGCTTTTGCAGCACTCTATATTTTCCCGTGGATGTTGGATTTGATTAGATCAATTTTTTAGGAGGAATATATATGGAATGGGTACAAAAATTTATAGAGAGAGGTCAATATAATGCGCCACAAAATACAGATATATTTAGAAGTAAATTATTAGATATTCTATCTGTAAATGCATATTGGATATGTATGTTTGTAGGAATAGGTGGAATATTAGCATATATATCAGGATTTAAAAAGGGTGGAAAAGTTACAAAATTCAGTTTAGTAATTTACTGGGTGGTAGCTGCAATATGTTCAATAAAATAAAATCCATAACTTTAAAAGATTATTTTCAAATACAAAAACCTACTTATAAAATTTTAAAACTTACACCAGATACATCTATAAGAAACTACAATTCTAGTAATATAGCTAAAGCTATTCAATATATGTACAAATCTATAACTCAAAGAATTCATAGGAAAGAAAAGAAATTCTTTATAGAAACTCAAGTAAAATGTAGTTATATGATAGACATTCAAAAAGATGATGTAAATTTTTATTTTGTAATTCCAGAAAGATATGAGGCATTAATAAAAGAAAAAATTACAGAAACATGGCCCAAAGTTACTATAGAATTAGTTACAAATATTACTCCATTTTCACAGGACGCAGTTAAATATGAACTTAAATATAATAAAGAAGATGCATTATCTTTAAATGTAGACAAAAAATGTAATGAACCATTAAACTCTATACTTAATGTATTAGATATTTTAGAAGAAGGGGATCGAGTAGGTATATTTTATAATTTTATGCCTGCAGTTCAAAGAGGTTGGAGAAAAGAATATCAAGATACAATAGATAAAATAAAAAACAATGAACCTATTGATAGGGAAAAATTTAATGTTAAGTATATTGCAAAGGAAGGATTAATTTTATTAATTAATTTAATACAGGATTTATTAGATACTATAGGAGATTTTTTCGGAGTGGAACAAAAGAAAGAGGGTCCAACAATAGCAGAAGTGGCTATAACTTCTTTGATGCTGGATGATAAGAAAAAATTAAGTAGAAGCACAGTAAATAAAAAAGATGCTATGGTCCTTAATACACAAATGGTTGTATTATCAGATAGTGTAGATATTAAAAGACAGGAAAATAACGCTGTAGCGGTATTAGAAAGTTACAACGTTATATCAGAAGATAATGAATTAATATATAAAAAAATACCTAAAAAGAATAACTTTTATGTTACAGATTTTAAAATAGCAGGAGCGGAAGAAAATAAATTAAGTACAGAAGAATGTCAAAACTTTTTACAATTGCCGGGGCGTGAATTGCTTCAGCAGCATAAAGTTATCGAAAAAATAGATACACTAGAAACAGAAGTTCCAAAAGAATTAAGGGAAGGTAGTAAGTTAATAGGTATAAATGAATATAAAGGAAGTAAACAAAATGCTTATTTAACTACGGATAAAGATTATAAAAGTTTGGCAGTAACAATAGTAGGGCCAACTAGAAGTGGAAAAACTTCGTTTATGGGTAATATAGCAAGAAATAGTATAGATGCAGGAGAGTGCATTATAGTTTTAGATTATATAGAAAATTGCTCTTTGAGTGATGATATAAAGGAATGCATTCCAGATAACAAGGTATTAGAAATTAATTTATATGATCATACTAAACTTCAAGGATTAGGATACAATGAAGCAATTACAAATAGTGATGATATATTTATGCAATATGAAAGTGCAAAGAAACAAACAAGCCAATTAATTACACTAGTAAATTCTATTAATGTCTCTAACAGTGATTTTACTCCTAAGATGGAAAGATATTTAACTGCAGCTAGTTTAGTTGCATTTATAAATAATGGAGCTATTAAAGATGTATTTAAAATACTGCAAAATCATAAATTTAGAAAGGAATGCATAAATACAATACCAGAGAATCAAAGTGAAAATTTAGAAGAGTATGTAGAATATTTAAGGGAACTAGATGAATGGTCTAAAGGTACTAAGGATAATCCATCACAGATTATAGGAACTCATTCCAGTTATATTACTGGTATTATAGATAGAGTACAAAAATTAAAATCTAATACTTATATGGAACTGATGCTAAAAAAAGATTGTGGTGAAAATATTAATTTATTAGAAGAGATGGAGGAAAATCAGGCTATATTTATAAAAATGCCTGAGAATATGTTTAGCATACCAGAAGAAAGAGATATAATGACTACTTACTGGTTAACTAAGATATGGATGTGTGCTCAAGCCAGGGCTTGGAAAATTAAAGATAGGTATGCAAGAAAAACTGTTACTGTATTTACAGATGAAATAGCACAATTGAAGAGTTCTGAACAATTTATAGGAAATAAACTAGATCAAACGGCTAAATTTGGAGTTAAATTTATATTATCTACTATGTATATAAATCAATTAAGAATTAGAGAAAAACTAAGAACTGCAAATACTTCATATATACTTATATCAGGATCAGATAAGATAAATTATATAGAATTAAAAGATGAATTAAATCAATTTGGATATGAATTAGAGGATCTTATGAATTTAAAAAGATTCCATTCGCTTAATTATATAAAATACCAAAATGGATATTGGGCAGGTATTACAAAGTTACCACCGCCAGTTAAATAGAAGATATTAAGAAACCTTGATTTAAGCGAGGTTTCTTTTGTTTTGGTAAAATATAGTTAGGAGAGTGAAATGGATATGGTGAACATACAAAGTAAAATAATAAAACTTATAAAAGCATTAGAAATTAAAGGGTATATATATTTATTTAATAAAGAACAAATTTATAGCAATAATAGAGGAAAGATATGTAGCATTAATAAATTGTTTCACTTAATACCAATAGAAGAATATAACAAGATGCATCCAGATAAGAAGAAGGACCCTTCAAAGCATAAATATGTAAAGGAAGAAGTAATAACTACATTTAGAAAACAGGATATATTATTTGAATTAGTAGATGTTTATAAGAAAGTAGGTGGTGGAGATGGAAAATAAGCTAACACATAAACAAAAGGCATTTTGTGATTATTATATAGAAACAGGAAACGCTACAGAAGCGTACAAGATGGCAGGATATAAAATTTATAAGTCTGCAGGGGTAGAAGCTAATAAAACCCTAAATAACCCTAAGATAAAGGAATATTTGGATAAAAGATTAAAACCATTAGATGATAAACGTATAGCAAAAGCTGAAGAAGTATTAGAGTATCTTACAAAAGTTATGCGTGGAGAAGAAAAGGACCAATTAGGGTTAGATGCTTCTTTACAAGATAGAACAAAAGCAGCTGAACTATTAGGGAAAAGATATAGAATATTTACAGAAAAAACAGAGATTAACGGTAATATAAATCAAACTGTTCAATTCGTAAATGATTTAGACGAATTGGAGGAATAAAAATGGCTTTAATAAAATTAAGTAAAGTAATAGGAAAAGGATATAAGGACTTTTGGAATTGTACAAAGAGATATAGAGTGTGTAAAGGCGGTAGAGGGAGTAAAAAGTCCACAACTACCGCTTTAAATATTATATATCGAATGATGAAATACCCTAAAACAAATACTCTAGTAATAAGAAAAACCTTTGCAAGTCATAAAGATAGTACATATGCACAGCTTAAATGGGCAATAACTCAATTACATGTCAATCATTTATGGGAGTATACTAAAAGTCCGTTAGAAATAACATATAAACCCACTGGTCAGAAGATATTATTTAGGGGATTAGATGATCCATTAAAAATAACTTCTATTACTGTAGAGGTAGGTTATCTTTGTTGGTGTTGGTTTGAAGAAGCTTATGAAATAACTAATGAAGAAGATTTTAATAAAATAGATATGTCAATAAGAGGTGAGCTACCAAAAGGATTATTTAAACAGATAACTATTACTTTTAATCCATGGAATGAGAGACATTGGCTAAAAAAAAGATTTTTTGATGCTGAAGATGATGAAATATTATCAATGACAACTAATTATAAATGCAATGAATTTTTAGGAAAAGATGATATTAAGATATTTGAGAAAATGAAAGAAACCTCACAGCGAAGATATAGTATAGAAGGATTGGGCAATTGGGGTATAGCTGAAGGTGTTATCTTTGATAATTGGCAGGAGAAGGAATTTGACTATAAGGATATAGCTAGGAGAACAGGGGTTATTGCTACTAATGGATTAGACTTTGGTTATAAAGCAGATCCAACAGCCTTTATTGGTTCACTAGTAGATAAAGAAAAAAAGGAAATATACATATATGCTGAACATTATCAAAAAGGTATGTTAAATAATGAAATAGCAGATATGATTAAATACAAAGGTTTTGCAAAAGAACAAATAATAGCTGATAGTGCTGAACAAAAATCTATAGAAGAAATAAAAAGGGATGGTATAGGAAGAATTAAGCCAGCTAGAAAAGGAAAAGACAGTGTAAGAAATGGTATTCAATACTTATTACAGTATAAAATATATGTACATCCTAAATGCCAAAATACTCAAATAGAACTATATAATTATGTATGGGATAAAAACAAAGAAGGAAAACAACTTAATAAGCCAATAGATGATTACAATCATTTGCTAGATGCATTGAGGTATAGCATGGAACCACTACAAGAAAATAAGCGGTTTAGAGCGGCATGGTGTTAGTCGCGAAAACTTTATTTCGCGAAGTTGTGAAATAATTTAAACTTTTTACGATTTTTTTTACGATAGGTTCTTGAATAAAGTACGTTAATATCGTATAATATAAGTATACAAAAGAAAATCCCCCATCCCCTCAGAGGCACTTCGGTGCCTTTTTATTACATGAAGATATAGCTCAGCTGGTAGAGCGGTAAGCTGTTAACTTATTAGTCGGAGGTTCAAGTCCTTCTATCTTCGCCAGTAAAGGTATGCTAAAGTGCTCCATCCACGCTTTAGTGTATTAATATAAATAAGGTACGCCAATACCTTATTAAAATAAATGTTGGGAATAATTTAACTTCCCATTTATATATTAAAAAAATTAATCAAGTATCTTATCTAGTGGCATAGATAAGATTTTATTTAAAGAGAGTGGTTTAATAACTACTTTCTTTTATATGGAAGGATAAACCTAATGGTAAGGTAGTAGTTTGCTAAACTATCAGTAATCAATATTTTATATTGGTGTGTGGGTTCAAGTCCCGCTCCTTCCGCCAATGGGGATAGATACCCATAATAAAATAGTAGTAGTTTTATATTTAAACATGACACCTTACCTATGGTTTGGTGTAGTCAAGGTTTTATATTTTGTACCCGAAACAAAACAATCGCTACTAGCTTTTAGGGTGAGTGATTTGCTCCTTACTTTAAATAAAGGTAGCCAGTGATATCACATTGCACCTTAGCAAGTGCTTTAAACTGCTTATTGAACATGGGTAAACCTTATATTTGTAATAGACGTATTGCTATATAAGTACCTGTAAATTAAAAATATAAGGAGGTGAAAATCCTCCTATCTAACAATTGTGTATGTGTATGTATAAATGTATTGACATACTCACGTGAGAGATTATATTCATAAACTATATTAAATAATAGGCAAGAGCAACATTGCTATTATATTCAAGCTAGTACCGCAAGGGCTAGACTATAATCATAATCCAAAAGTCTAAAATATAAACAACAATTAAAGTGGAGAAATCCACTTCTTTTTTATACTTGTTTTATACGGTACGGTATGGTATAGTATAAATAAGAAATAAATGTAATTAAAGTTACATCTTACATATTGAGGGGGTTAAAATAAATGAATTATATAAGTGCTGAAGAATTTTTAAAACAACCTAAAGAAATTCAAGGGGTATTATTGGAGTGGTGGCAACCACAAAGATTTGACTTATTCAATACTGTATACGGAGATACTTCAGTTAATGGTTACTTTCAAGGCAAGTTATACTATAGTAGGAAATGTGGTGGTACTATATTAGAAGAATCATATTTAAAGAAAAATGCTACTCCATTATTCCAAATGCATCAACTTATAGAGTTTATAGAAGATATAACAAACTGTAAAATAATTAATATTTATTATTTCGATAAAGGGAATTGTTATAACATAACTTTAGAGAATAATGAAGTCGCCAAAACTATTGAGAGTTCAAAAAATAATTTATTATATGCTTTATGGGAAGTAGCTTGTAACATAGTAGAGTGCGAGGTGTAATTATGGGAAAGAATATTGAAACAGTAAACTTAAAAATTAAAGAATGGAAAGGGTGTCTTTCTCCAAGACTAGAAGAAGAATATCATAATATGCTCAGGGAGATAGCAGCTAAAGAAGGAAAGACACAAACTGATACATTAAAGCAGCTTATAAAAGAAAAGTATAAAGAAATTAAATAATATATTTTAGGGGGATATTAAAATGGGATTTAGATTTAGAAAAAGTGTTAAAATTGGACCTTTTAGAATTAACTTTAGCAAGACTGGTGTAGGCTATTCCGTAGGTAGTAAAGGATATAGAGTAACTAAGAGAGCAGATGGTAGGATCCAGGAAACTTATTCAGTTCCAGGAACAGGAGTTAGCTATGTAAAAACATCTAAAAAAGAAAAATAACCCGCTCCAATATTATAAATATAAGAAAAGCACCTTTTACTAGGTGTTTTTCTTTTGCCCACTTCACAAGTGCGTTAAAGGTTCATTTAGCGAAGTTGTTTAAAATGCATATCTAAAATTAATTTAAAGCCGATTTAAGCTATTCTAATTTGAAAGGTGTAATTATATTAGTAATAATACAAAGACGTTATACGCGTACTCTGATAAAGCTAAAAATATATGTATTTAATTAAAGTACGATATGAGTTTACAATATTATAGTTAAAAGTACGGTATTGGTTGAAAATAATATATATAAGTAGTATAATTATATATAGAGGAGTGATTAAATGTTAAAAGATGGAGCGTTAAGAACTGATTCATTACCTAAGATAAAAGTAACACCTTTGGAAAGGAAAGAAATTGAAAAAAGAATAACTGAATTAGGATTTAAAAAGTTTAGCAAATATATGAGATACTGTATTAATAAAGAAATGGCAGGTGAGTAAATGCTACATTTTCATGAATATCAATTATTAGGAATGTATTATAGGGTTGAATGTAATATATGTGTATCTCAATTTATGGTTTGCACATATAAACGTTTATTATGTATGAAGTGTGGTAAGGTTAAAGACATTAAAATACATTCTACTTTGACAGGAGATAGGGATTCAACTAAGTGTTATATGGATTCTTTAACTAAAAATAATATCTTAAATTTTATAGAAATGGATAGTAAAACAATAAAAGAAATATCAAATCAACTCTAATACAGAATGGAGGTTTAAAGTGAATAATAATAATAACTTTGTAATAAACCCATTTATGCAAGAAGGGACCATATATGAGAATGGATATGGAATGATAGCTAAGAATGTTATGAGGGATAAGTCATTAACACCTGAAGCTAAATGTATATATTCTTATATAATTAGTTTTGCTGGTAATAAAATGAGTGCTTTCCCTGGCATAGAGAAGATGTTATATGAACTAAACATGAGTAAAAGCAGATTTTATAAACATAGAAAGCTACTAACTGATCTAGGATATATCAATATTAAACAAGAAAAGAGTAAAGGTAAATTTTTAAAAAATATATATCAAATATCATTACAACCGTTTCCTCAAAATGAGTATACGGAAAATGAGTATACGGAAAACAAGGAAACTAATAGTAACAGTTCTAATAGTAACAGACTTAATAGTAACAGTAATTTACACATTCTTTCAGAATATGTGTGTGATTGTGAAGATCCTGTAAAAGATTATTTAAAAACATACTTAGATATTAGACAGCAATATAGGGATAAGCCTCATAAAAAAGTATCTACGAGAAACATATCAGTTGTAAAGGAAGAATTAATCAATATATCAGACTATGTAGATATAGAAGAATTCACAGATAGAGTGTATGAGTACTTCCAGGATATTAATAACAGCAATGATGGAGATATAATATATTTTTTAAAAGCTAGTAGAGGTATTTTTTATTAGAGTAAGTGATTATTTAGTTTACTATTTATATAAAGTACATAAGAATAATTATGTAAACTAATAAGGAAATAACTAAGATAGCCGTGTTTTGAAATTAGTGTGTACTAATTTTAAGGAGGAAAAGCATATGGATTATTTTAATAAGTTTGATGAAGATTTGACTAAAGAATTAAATAATATTGACAAAATGAAGGCAATAGAAAGTTGGCAGGATAGTGATATGCACCCATTAACCTGTAGAAATTGTAGAAAAAATCTGCATGAAGATATTATTGAAGGGAAAATAGCATTAAAGTGTACATGCGGATATATTCAAAATTATGTACCCAAGGCTATATATGAAAGATATAAAAGATTAACTTACCAATAGAAAGAGGGGTAAAAATGAAAACTATACCTAATAGGCTACAATGTTCTTATTGCATAAGGAACTATACTCATGGCGGTGATTGCAGTGGCAAAAAAGCAGCTTATGATGAAAAAGGATGCATGGTATTTAAAGCAGACGAAAGAGGTTGCATTAGAAATAGAGATTTAAATATAAGAATTCCATTATATCATGAACTCCCATTTATAAATGCATGGACAGATGAATGGACACTTAATGATGTTGATACTAATATAAAAATTCTAAAAATATATGGTTTTAAATGGGATACTAAAACAGGTGAATTAATTGTAAGTTGCAATATAGATTATTTTATAAATGAATATCACGAAGATTACAAAGAACCAAAGCA